CCGTGGTTTTCGTTAGTGCGCCGTCACCCTGCAAAGTCAATGACGCTTCAACCAAGCCATCAAATGATGAATTGATGGTGATGCCGGTAACAATGGCAGTGCCGCCATAGTAAGTGTCACCAGTTGTCGCACCCTCTGGATAGAAGTTGATTGTCACCTCTGCACCAATGGTCAATGCGCCTTGTCCACCTGTATCCGTTTCATCCCAGAACACATCAACGGAACCCGTGAATTGTGTCAGCGATGGGGAATAAGTGCGTGCGCTGTCGCCCATAGTTGTTGTTTCAAGTGTGTCCGCCGTTTCTTCAATGCTAAAGGTGCGGATTTCTGCTATTACTGTGTCAGAACCAGCCGCGCCGACTTTTACGGTTCCTTCACTTCCTGTGTGTGTCGCCATTGTTGGAACTCCTACTTGGCTGTTTCTACGTCATTGATAGCTGTAACATATCTGATTGAATATGTCAGCTTGGCTATTCCAAGAATTTGGTCAGCTTCACCGTCAAATTGTATTTCAGTTGATGTTAAAACGCTGAACTTAGCAAGGCCATTCAATGTAAAATCACCGGCTAAGGCTTCCTCGACTTGGACGGCTATCGCATCCACATCATCATCAAACTTACTTGTTTCCCTAACATATATATCAATATCAAGGGTAAGTTCTCTGATCATGTCAGTAACGCCAGCATTCATGCGTTCACTAGCTTCAGAACCAGTGTAGACGCTAATCGCCGGCAAATTCGTATCATTTAAAGGGTGAACCCGTGTCGTATATACACGACGTTTCACAAGCCCAACATCGGCTTTCAAGATGGTCGCCACACGGTCCCTGATTTGCTTGCGGACATGCGCCATCTATTGTTTCTCCAAGTGAATGACGGTAACACCGGTGCCATCATGCAACCAAGCAACAACGCGATATTGAACGCTAGAAATGACAAGAAAGTCATCTTCAGCAATGTAAGGCACATCCGTTGTGCGGCATGTAAATCTTGGCTGTTCCTGATGCACCATGGCAATCCCGCCGGCATCCATTGGAACTGTTTCGTTATCAAATACACCCGTGATGGTGCTATCGCCCAAACCTAACTTGCGCCGGTAAGTCACTGATGACGCAAATTCATCAACGCTTAACATCAAATCTAAGTCATCAGCGAAAGGGATAGCCATCAATCATCACTTTCCGGTGTTTCAAGCTGAATGTCGGTCTTTTCCAAACCAACACTGCGCGTTGTCTTTTTGGGTGCCGACTTTTTCACGGCTTCCGCATAACCACGATCAATCAGCTTTTGCGCGATCCGATCATGGATTTCATATTCATTACCGGCCATCAGGCTTTCACCTGTTCCAGCAAAACATTTTTTGGTTATCTTTATTTTCATTTACCTAACCCTAATGGAAAGATGGGGCATTTCTGCCCCACCCTAAGTTTATTAAGCCACGCTTACTTCGTCTGTAATACCGAAGCTAACCGCGTTGCGAACACCCACATCTAGTTCAGCATGTAGAACCAGACGCACGGAACCCGCACGGCTGTTTGTATATGGGTCAACCAAAATTGATGGTGCGCCAAACTGTGCAATCATCAACTGTGAGAAATCACCAAAGATCAGTGCGGATGCGTCGTTTCCAGCATCGCCCGGATCAAGGTCGGTTGGAATGTTTGATGTAAACGCCGCTGGATAGCCATATAGGTTGTTCCATGGGTCGTTTAGGATCATCACGCTATCCGTTGATGCAACTTTGGCTGTTGATGCCAATTTTGCTTTCACGGCTGGGTGAGACAAGAAACCAGCGGCTTGCGAATTTACAATGCCGTTATCTTCTTCAACCAATTTCACAAGGTTGATAATGTCTGACCATGTTAGCGCGTCAACGTCTGTACCTGTTGAAATATCAAGGTTGTTTACACCTGATGTGTTCAAGATACCTGTCGGTTGACCTGATGAACCTGAACCCTGAATTGCGTAGAACTCAGTGCGATCTGCCGCTGATGCCAATAGGTCATTGCGGATGATCTGTTCAATCGCTGGAACGCTTTCCATCATTAGCAAGCGTGACATGTCAACAAACGCACCCATTGTGCGTGGCTGAAGTGTTACGCCGCCGTCTGTTCCCGCGCCGTCTGCAACATCGCCTAGTTCCTCAACGAATGCAGCATTTGCACCTGTTGCTAGTTTAGGCATTTTGATGCGACCAGTTAGGCCCGACATGTATGTTGTGCCCAAGCCGCCCAACACTTGACGCGCACGCAATGCTTCAATGAACAAGTCGCCGCGATGTGCTGTTGGAACGAAATCATCAAAGACAACCTCAGACGCAGAACCGCCTGTTGCCGCTGTTGATAGTGGACCACGCTGTTGCCATGCGAAATCTGGAACGTAAACACCTTCCGCTTCACGGCCAATGCGACCCGCGATTTCGTCATTGATTTCACGTTCAAATCCAGCCTTGCGCCAATCGCCTGTTACTTGCGCTTGGATCATGCGACCTAGTGAATATTCGCGCTTTTCTTTAACAGTTGCCTCGACGTTTGCCGGTGCAATGTCTAGTGGCTTTTCGCCAATCGCTTCAAGCAATGTGCCACGGAACGTATCTACTGACATGCCTTTTGCAATCGCTGTTTCACCAAGATCACGCTTGTTGTGCTTGGCCGCTAGTGCCAAGATTTCTGCGTCATTCTTGCGTGCGGCACGAACTGCTTCAGCCTTTACCGCATCAAGATCGACGTCGTTTCTGACTTCATCAGTCATTGTAACATCCTCCAAAGATGGTTGAGATTTAGGTTCTGCTGGAACGGATCGCCCCACACCGACTAGATTTGACTGATCTGCCGGCACACTGACAATACTTATTTCCATTGGTGTGGTGGCAACCCTGTAATATTCTTCAGGATCATCATCACGATTTACACGGCCATCAATACGATAACCGACACTGATGTTTTGTCTGATGCCATCAGTTACATCATTGAACACCTCTGAAGCCAATTCGCCTTTTCCAAAACGAACTATTGCGCGTAGACGTCGCGCATCTTCATCAAGTTCAACCCCTTCAATCACGCCAATTTGCTTTTGCATATCATGGTCAAGCAAAAGCGGTGCGCGACCACTATTCAAGAAATCTAGGTTCATGCTGCCTTTGGTGTGGTCGATCACTTCCATCCCAAATGAGCGTTCAACGGGTTCCTCTGTGGAAACCCCAACCTTGACGCGGCGGGTTTCTTCATCAATGGACTTTTCGCCCATGTGAACCGCACGCTGTTTCATTTCTTCGCGTGAAAATCGTTCTTCCTCCATGATTTCATTTTCTTCATGGATTTTGGAATACGTTATGACATATGTGTCATCCGTTTCCTGAATATCTATGATATGGCGTTCTTCCATACCCTCAAACAAATCGTCGTTTGCCATGACTTCATTCCTTTTTGATGACATGGGATGACCCTTCGGCAATAAGTCCGTGTCATGTTTTCCTGATCTAAACTTACCATTTCTTAGCACATAAAGAAAGCTGTTCACCCGCGCATAGGCCCATTGCTCTGGTGAGCTAACGTTTGGCCGCACGCTTTGCGGGTTAGTCTTATATGCACCAACACCACGATTGAACACTGCTGAGAGGGTGCGCAAGTTGGTTCTTTTGCTTGCTACGTCACCAACCTTTTCATTGTGGTCCTCAACCTTTTTTTGCAATCCTTCCCGAACTGCACCGGTGATTTCGCGCAATCCGCGTTCTTCTTTCTCTAACCGGTCACGGATACGCTTGGACCAGCTATAACCGGCATCACCACCCCATAAAGCCCACGCAATGCGCCCGTTTGACGGATAGCCATCTTCACCTTGGCTAAACCCTTCCGCCTGTTTATCGACTTCATGGCGGCTGAAAAACGAATACATCCGTTTGACTGTATCCTCTGACAAGTCTTTGTCATTCACAATGTCACGCGCACGGGCAATCCCAACCGCCGTTCCACCACGGCCAAATTCAGATCGCCAAGCCAAACCGCGTTCAGCTTCATCCTTCATGCCTTGTGTCGGTTTATACGTCGCCATCAGGTTCATCCACTTCAGGTTGCGCCGGTGCTTTCATGCCAAATGGTTCAAACGCCATTTTGAGGCCATAACGTTCAGCCATTTCCTTATCAGCCTGAATTTGGCTGAATAATTCCTCAACATCCCGCCCGTAGTTGGCCGCAATGTCATTCATGCTAACGATGCCGTTTGAAAGTGCCGTGACATTCGCATTGATTTCACGTTGCGGATCAACCCAAGAAAACCCACGGCCACGGAAATGCAAGTTATCAGCGAACTTGTCATATTTGGAAATCGGGATTGGAATATCACCAAACGATAATGCACTTTGTAACCATGCGCGGAACACCGGTTCACAAAAATGCTCAATCACAAACGACTGTAACATTTTATAGTGATCGCGTTCTTCAATCGTGCCTTGGCGGATTGATGAATACGAAACGCCCTTTAAGTCGTTTGATAAGCTTGTATAGGAAACATTCAACCCTGATGCGATACCGCGTAAAACCGCTTCCTCAAAATCAGCAAATGCCGACGTCGGGTGCGCTGGGTCAATCATCTTAAAGTCATGGCCAGCCGGTAATTGATAAACTGAAGCCGGCGCCATGTCGATCACTGGAACATCATCATCAGTCATATCATCGCCGGCAAATTCGTCGCCATCTGGCGTTGTGATAATACCAAATTTCGCTGCCGCCGCACGCGCTGCAATAAGTTCAGCTTCACGATAACCATGCAACATCTTCAATGACGCAATCGCCGGTGACATAAACGGTTCACCGCGTGTTTGATGCGTCCGATTTGGAACGAACAAATGCAGCATTTCTTTTGCCGGCACGCGGATATGTTTGTAATTCGCCTTAGTTGCAAAATTCAGCGTATCATTTGGGTGTGCGGTCAGCACATAATAGGCAACTGGCCTATGGTATGTGTCCAATTCAACGCCCATTCTGATCTGATTACCGTTTTCAGCCTTACCATTCTTGTCCTGATCAACCAAGTCAGCTTCAATGAACTGCAATGAAAAGCCGTCACGGAAACGATTGCTTTGCACCAACTTTACGAAAACTTCACCGTCACGGGCTAAAGTTTCGGCAACAAAGCGTTGTGCGTCCAACCATGACATGCGACCCGTTACATCACAGTTGCCCATCCGCCCCCAGACGCGGAACGCATTTTCAAGAATAGTATTGCCAGCCGCGTCAAGTGAACGGTCATCATTGCGTGCGCGGACCTGAACAGTGAAACCTTTTTCGCCAACAACATTGGTTTTAATCAGGTTGAGGAACCGTTTTGCATACTCGTTATTACGGGCCAGATCGCGCGACCTATTCCGCAATACGGGCAATGATGCCCTTAGTTCACTATCAGCGGACGAACTTGACCCCACGAAATCAGTAAACAAACGCCCCTGATTTGCGCCGGCATATTGCCGACGTCGCCGCTTCCGTGGGGAAAATACGGCTTCCGGTTGGCTATCTTGGCGCGACAAAAAGTCAAACAACCCCATATCAGAACCTCATTAGAATTGTTGACCCGACTTTCCGGCCATGTTTTATATCAGTCTTGCGCTTTTGAACCTTCACTTCACGCCGGTAATAATCCCGCCAAGTCAAAAGTTCATCGGGTGACATTTTGGTCAATGATCGACCCGCGATGCTGTAACTAGACAGATCACCATCCGCACGATTTTCCAACACGGCTTCAATCTTTTGCAGCATCTTTTCCGCATGGGTGCGCGGGTCAACACTCGTGTCAAGATCGGCTAAAACTTCAATTTCACCAGTATCAACGACAATCCGCGCATCATCACTATTGCGTAACACTTCAATTTGATAATGGTAATGACCGGCGTCATAATCGTCAGAGGCCGTGCTAAGTATCGTGAACAAATAGTCATCATCAGATGCAGTGGCTTCCACCTGAAATTCATGTGACGCGCCTGTTGCGGAACGTGCAATGAAAGTGACGGTATATGCTGTATTGGGATAATCAGTGCCTAAAGTCGTGTTTTTCCACTGAACAAAATCGCCAACAACGATTTCTCTAGGAACTTCAGTTGGTGCGTTTGCAGCGTCAAACAGATTGGCCATTCTGCTAATATCCTGTCACAAAGTTATTAGGACGCGGCTTAAACGCACGCCGTTTAGGTATTTGTTGGCCCGATTTTACACTATTTGCCCCCTGTCTGGCAAGGTGGTCAATATTTAAGCCCATCAACTCCAATGCGGCCATTGCATACACGCGGCAATCCAACGCCTCATTGCGCTGCCTAATCTTCACCCATTCCCGCTTTGGACGTCCCTTATAATACTTGGTCATCTTCTTTTCGGCGGTCAGCATTCTAAAATATTCTTCACTGTGGTTGATGGAAAAGTGGCAATATCCGGCCCCTTCATCCCGTATTTTCAACCTTGCAAACATTAGTTCCTTGGCAGTGTCAACGCCAACCGGAAACAAATTGATTTTGCCGATGTTATTTTTGCTAGGCTTACCGATGATCGGCTTTCCTTCGCCACCAATACCCTTGATTGCAAATATCCGCTTGCCAGATCGCCGCCTAACATAGTTATAAACCTGTTGCGTATAGTGACCGCCACTATCAATGCACGTTGAACGGATGATCATTTCACCACGTTTAGGGTGAATGAATGTCTGCGCTAATACTTCGTCAAGCCGCTGCCAAAGTTCATCAGATGACGGATCACCATAGATTTCATCGTACTGAATTGACCACGTTTCATGGCCGCTACCCGTTGCTAACACCTCAAACGCAAGCCGGTCATCCTGAACGTCAACGCCAGCCGTCAAAACAACCGCACCATCAGGCAAGTCATCTGGCCACACTTCCCGCCGTTCATACAAATCATATTCATCAATCCGTTCACCCTGTTCTTCAAACGTTTCCCCTAGGGTCGTATTGATCCAAGTGCGCAATCTCATTGGGTCATTCTTGGATTGGATGAAGTCACGCACAATATCAGCTAGTGGCGTCCATGGCGAATATAAGCCTGACAAGTGAAAGCCGGCTGTTTTGCCGTCACCTTCAGCCGTCTTGCGCCATTCGCCGGCACGAATTGCACGCCATCTATCCGCGTCATTCCACAATGATCCGCAATGTTCACACGAATATTCCGCTGTATTTGGGTTGCTATCTGTCCAGCGAACATTCGCCCACATCAATTCCTGATCTTCACCACAATCCTTGCACTTCACAAAATACTTACGCTGATCACTGTCGGCATAAGCCGCCTCAATCCGACTTTCCCCTTTTTCTGTCGGCGTTGATACCAGAATGATTTTGCGGTTCCAAAATGTCGCACTACGCTTTCGCGCCAAGCTAACCGGATCACCTTCACTGCCGGCTGATAGCGGGTATCTATCAACTTCGTCACAAAGAATAATTCGGCAAGGCCGTGACGCCAAAGATGATGGTGAATTTGCACCGCAAGCCGTAACATGCCCACCCGCAAACACTTTGTGCAAAGTCGTGTTGCCGCTGTCCCTTGATCTGGGGTCTTTTATCTTATCCGACAAAGCCGGCGTGTCGCGTATGGCCGGCGCAAGTCTATCCTTTGACCATGTTTGCGCCATTTCCAAAGTAGGTTGGACCACCAGCATCGGGGCAGGGTCTTGATGGATGTGAAAACCAACAACATTATTGATTAATTCGGTTTTGCCGATTTGTGCCGCCGTCATCAACACCACGGTTTCAACATCTGGGTCACTAACTGCATCCATCATGCCGCGTTGATATTCCGCACGGCTAGTTGACCATCGCCCAGCTTCAGCCGAACTTTCTGATGAAAGTTGCCGATAAGTGTCAGCCCATTGTGAAACGGTCAACTTTGGCGGTGGGGCCAAAGCCGTTGCCATGACTTCCATAAGTCGCCGGCGCAACTTCTCAGTCTGTTGTTTGTTTACCGTATCCGACCAATTCACTAAGCGCGTCCTGCATGTTTAGTTCAATCAATTCCTTGGCTTCCTTCACGTTTGCACTTGCGTGAACTTCCGCCGCTATCTTTGAAGGGATAGCTAATAGTTTGGTTTTCGCTTTCAATAACTGCGTTTCAAACTCTTTAGCTACCTTTTCGATATACACCAAATCACCACGTTCAATGGCGTTTTCCATTTCCTTGGCGTCGGCTTGTTCCTTTGCCAACCTTGCACGCTCCGCGCCCAAGTCCAGATCGCCAGCCGCCGCACGGCCAGACGCGATTGCGCGGAAATGCTTGATGTATTGCGTGCGCACTTCGTCAATATCATATTGACCACGCGGTTTCTTGTCTATTACGCCATCATCAATCAGCTTTGACAATGCTTGCTGTGAAGTGTTCAAATGTTGCGCTACGTCTGCCAGTTTGGACATAATATTACACAACCCCCTTATAAGCGTTCTGTCGCTAGAAATAATTTGCGGTCCGAATTACCCGCACGCGGCATATTGCTAGAAGAACCTAAATGTGTGACATTATCGCAACTTTGCGGTTGATAAAGCATATTTCAAAGCCTTTTGCATTTTTCTAGGGAAAACAGTTGATCCATACCGGTTCATTCGACTTCCGAAGCGCAGCTTTCGACGATACATAGGTTCGCGCTCGCTGATATTCAGCACCTTCTGTGCATTACCTGCCGCTGTCCTACGGTAAACGCCGAACCGCTTGCCTTGTCCTAGCGGGTGTGTTGGTGCCGGCACAAAGTAGCCTGTTGATCGCTTTGTCTTACCAGAATAACCATACAACGGGCTATGCGTATCCTTGGCCGCTGTTAGGTGTAGCGCAGATAATATCCTATTACGTTCACCACCTATCGAACCGGTCTTACTGCGCTTCATGTGATGCGTAGGCGTGACCGTTCCAATGTGCCTTGGTGTGGCTAAGTTGTACTGGATCAGGTTTTCTAAGCGGGTCTTTGGCCGTCTGCCGCCGTCCTCTTGCACTTCAAGGTAATGCCGTCCTACCTGTTTATCCTTACGCCTAATCTTAATGGATGTCTGACCTTTACGCGCATACCTAAAGAAAAACGCATTCAGTGTGTACGGGACAGTGTTGTCAAAGATCATGCGCATATCTTGCTTGTTCTTTGCCACCAACGTCTTGCCTGTATCATTCAACGCTTTCGATACCGCAAACGGCATTTGTGCGCCGACAAGGTTGGACATCTTGCGATTGATGTTTTTTGTATTTGATTGAAACTTAAAAGCTACCGGCATGATCTATCCCCTAAGTTGCCCGTGCGTCAGAAAGGCAGGGAGGGAACGCACGGGCTGTAGGGCAAAAAACATAGTGAACATGTTTTGATTGGGAGTATAAGACGCCCATGGCTTGAATGTATCACGATTTGTCATCATTTCCCACATTTTCTTTTAGTGCCTTTGCCATCTGCAAAATCATATTGGGAAACTCCGACTGTGGAATTTCGCCAACCAGTTCACCATGCCGCCAAACCTTCAACGTTTTCTCATGGTCATAAACTGCCCAATATGTGCGATCATTTATGTGCATCACGCTTTTCTAATTCATATCTCTTGGCTAGGATAAGCCGCTTTTCGTCATCTGTCCAATCCGGCAACCAAGGCACCCATTGCCGTGATAATTCGACGCCCTCTAATTCCGCCAAAGAATGCACCGATTTTAGCACTTTCTCCAACTTCATGTGGGAAGCCCGTCAAACATACGGGAAACAGGAAAACCCTAAAGGGTTTTTTCCTGCTTGCCCGTAAGATTTGTATTTGCATTTTTTTTCCTGCATGTTTCCTCAATGATTTCCCGTAAGGGTTAAGTAATTGGATTTGTTCACTTTTTCATTCAGGAAAATTTCCCCTATCATTTCCTGTATGACGTCATTCCACAATCTTTCGGATTTCCCGTATAAATCGGCACATTCGGCCTTTAAAGCGGCCCGTGACACCTTGTCAATATCCAGTGAATTGAACGCATCAATGACCATTTGGTGGCGATCTTCAGCCGGCTTTCCTGATGGCTTGCTGTCTTGAATTGGCTCCAAAACCACGCTTGACGTTTGCTGCCCATCGGCCCCAACCAGATCAATTTCCATGTGTGCAAAGTTCATCGGCTCCGGCATCTTGGCATCTTTCATTTTGGTGAACTTCACCTCTACCTTTGCCGGTTCACTTTCGAACCATTTCTCCACCTTAAATTCAGCATCGACTGCCCCAAGCAACGCAGATGAACCCCGTGCGCGATCTTTGGCTTGCGGGTTGTGACCGGTGTGATGCACGGCAAGAACAGTGCAATCATAATGCGACCTGATTTCATCCACGGCGGATATGAAGCCACCAGCGGCTTGTGTGCTGTTTTCATCTGCCGCACCCATAGCGCGTGCCAGTGTGTCCACTACGATGATTTGCGGGTCGCCATACTGTTGAACCATGGCTTCCACGGTATCCAGCAATTCAGCAACGCTTTCATCCTCTGTCAGCACTATGGAACGGCTAGACTTAAAGAACGGCAACCCCTTCAGTGATATGTCGTTTGCTTTGCTCCACGCCGCTGCCCGACGCGCAAACCCGTTGTGACCTTCGCCGGCTATGTAAAACACTGGCCCTTGTTTGACGTTATGTCCGTGGAATGATTTGCCAGACGCAATGCAAAGTGCCATATCTAGCACCAGAAACGTTTTACCGGCGGCTGGACTGCCGAAACACATAGAAAACGTGTTGGCCTCTAACATGCCATCAATTAGCCATTCTGGTGCCTTAAATTCAAGATCACCAAGCGGCACAAACAATGGCTTTGGCATCTTGACGCGCTTTAGTTCCTCTGCGACCGCTGCCGGCCCGTGGTTCACCATGACATCATTCCAATCCCATTTCGCTTGCCTTGGTGCGCGATAGGGTAAACCTGTATCTTTAGCGGCTTTTAGGCCGGCATCATCGTTGTCAGCGGCCACAATGAATTTGCAGTCTGGTTTGGCTTCCTGTAAAGCGGCGGCAACCTTTGGCAAATTACCGCTGTTTAGCGCAAAGACGGTTGGCCGCTTGGTACACATGGCAACGGATGCACATGTTGCCCAACCTTCCCCGATGTAAACAACGCCCTCTAACGGCCCGTTTAGCACGCTAAAACACCCTTCCACGGGTTTGCCTACGTCAAAACGTTTGGTGCCATCAGGCTTGATTGTTTGCCGGTTTACGGTCTTTGCGGATATGTCCACGATTGGCACATAAAGTACATCATCGGAAACCTTGGCGTTGAACAGTTCAACACCCTTGCGCACATGATAGGGTTCTATGGCCTTGAAATCGGATAGATCATTGACGGCAATGGGTGGCGTCCATTCGCGTTCTTGGATGGCCTCTAACACCCCGTCATGCCTCATTTCATCATATATGGCGGCAA